ATAATCTGTTTTAACACCTTTATACTGAACAGAATATTTAAAACCACCTTTAGTTTCTCCAGGATATAATATTACGTCCTGAAACTTTTTTAAAAGGTTTTGAAATGTAGCTGTCTTAAATTCAATATAAGGGAGGATTATATCTTTAAATATTATTTGATTTCTCTGAGTTCTCATTTGTCTTAACTCAGCTTTTTTTATTCCAGTTTGTTTACTCAAAAAATGTAAGAACAATTCTTTAGATATTCTAGGTTCAGAAGCAGAGAATAAGTCTATGTTATACTCTTCAGTTAGAGCTCTTCTTAAATTAATTTGCTCCTTACTTAGATGCATAATCTGTTTAGTAGACTTAACATCATTAATACAGTAACTAACAATATCCGGAATCTGGTCCTCTTCTACTTCAGTAGTATGATGAATAGGCATATCCATAATGTTCTTCCAATCCATAGTATACTGTATCCATTTAAGACTAGATCTTTTTGCTGGGTTATCCCAGTGATTAAGTTTAAACACATCTACTTGTCTTATCTGTAGATCCCGCGGACTAAATTCTAGAAACTCACCTGCATTTTGTTTTGATATTACATTTTGTGCTTTACCATATAGATACTTTGCTACTTCTTCACCAGACATGTTACATAAGTCTACTTGTTTTCTTAGTATATATTCAGTAATCTGACTGTCAAAACCAAGACCATTAAAACTTACATGCCATTCATTAAAGTTTTTATTTCTGTTTAAGAAATTAACTAGTTCTTCTATATCATTTTTTGCTTTGTGACAGATAAATATTTTTCTGTCTTTAGATTTTACATCTTCAAACACGGCTACAAATAAGTTAGCCATTGTTTCATAGTCATGTACCCAATGTGTTTTCATAAGATTAGTTCAGTTAAGCTGTTCCCCCATTTTAATAAATAAAAAAGAGGGTGTTTGGTACCCACCCTCTCTTTAAACTAACTGTAAATGTTTATGCTTGCTCGGCCATAAACTTCTTATAATCAAACTTTTTAGCATTAATTGCAAAAGTTTTGATTAATTCTTCTGTTGCAGAAAGGTCTTCAATATAAAACTCTTGAAACACTTCTACTTTGTGTCTTTCTTGTTTCATACCTTTTGTACCTGTGATAGCTTGACCATACTCATCTAATTTAGGAAGCATGTGTAATGTAGTTTTTTTAATTTTAGAGATAATTACAAAAACTTTTGTTCCTGGATCAAAAATGCACTCTACATAAGGGCAATTTTCATTAATAGGGATCATTCTAAAAGTTTGTTTGTCTTGCCAAGTTGCTTGGACAAGCATCATTGATTCATTCATTTTTTGTTGGTTTTAAAATTATTACAAATTAATCCAGAATATTTATATTTTCCAAATTTGTTACCTCAATTGTTAGATTCTCTTTCTCAAAATTAGGTTTATTACATAACTCACCTACAGATTCTAATAAAGATATATTTACATCTAATAATTCAGCATATTTATAGAAAAATTTCTCTGGATAAAGATAGCTATTTACATATGTATAGCTACTACTTGACTTATCAAAGTAGTTTAAAATCATGCGCTTTGTTTTATCTTTTAACATACTATATCTTCCTTGAAGAAAATAGTTCCAATCATCACTTAAATCAGAAAAGTCAAATGTAACAACAGTGTTTTCATTATCTATTTTAATATAGTCAGATATTCTGTTATGTGTTAATAACACATTCTTTTCAAACTGAATATACACACTATCTAATCTAGTTGGATAAACACATATTAATTTCATATCCTCGGGTTTATAACTATTACCCCAACTTACATAAGTTTCTAAAGGTAATACTGGTGACCCTCTTTTAATGTCTAAGAGTGGATATATAAATATCTTAGACTTCTGAAAATACTTTACATAAAGCGCATTAATTGCCATAATTTACAATTTTACATTACCAACTGCTAGGTCATATGGTAAGTCATAACTTTTCTGTACATAGTGCCATTTTGCTATTTCTAATACAGATCTGAAGTTACTTTTCCATTGACTCATTGTTTCTGTAGAGACTTGGAAAGGATACACTAAATTGTATTTGTCAATTACAATAAAGGTTACTTGAACTTGCCAAAGCCCTACATCTGGTTTGTCTTTTAAGAATTTGTCTGAAGCTAGAATAGTATAGATAACTGCTTGTATCCAATACTTGTAGTATTCAACAGATTCAGGAAAATCTTGTACAGACTTACCAGTTGTTTTGAGGTCATTGATAAAAATTATCTTTGCCTCATTGTCAACAACAACATTGTCAAGTACTCCGTGTAAACCAAAAGGTAATTTGTCATGATCAACCCTAATATGCAACTCATTATAGGTCTCAATGTGTGTGTCTTCCTCAGACTTGTCTAGTTGTAATAAAGATCTAATGTCTTTATTATTCTTTAGTATCTCTACCTGTGCTTTGCAGCCATCCAAAGTAGGTTGATCCACTATTGTTTTGTCTAGACTTTGTTTGAGAAATTCAAAATACTCTTTGTGTTCATCAGTAAGCATCTTGTCAAGTCTTTGCTGATCTGTTTTAAGATTCTGATAAAGATTTGCTGTGAGTAGATGTGTGAGTATATCTTGTGAGTAGTCTTCTAAAGTTAATGAATTATTTTCATATCCGAGATGAATTCTGAAAATATTATCAATAATTTTTCTAGGGTTATCACTAGGTAGTTTACCTGGTAGTGATATAAAGTAATCATCATATTTTTCAGGTTCAAATAAAAGGCAGTGCAAGACCCTACCTCCTACAAGGTGAGGGTCTGTACTGTCTTCTCGCTGGTTGAGCACATAATGATTGTAAAACATAGCAGGAGAATAAAGTAATTTATTCAACCCACTATAACTAAAATAAAATTTCTTCTGATAGAATTTTTCCATCTCATCAGAACCATTCAAAGCCATCTCCATCTTCTTCTTTTATTTTATTGTTATTTGTCTCTGTTCCAGGGTTCCCTGTAGACTCTTCTAATGCTATTAACTCTGACTTGAGTTCATTTCTCTCAATTCTAGTAAATGCATCTTCTATGTCTTCATCAGTAAGTTCTTCTTCTTGTGCAGAATCACTGCATAGATCTTCTTCAGAGTTTAATTCTATTAGGTTTCCATGTAGTTCAGGTATTTCAAAACTACCTTCAGGAATAAAATCTGGAATGAGCTCATGAACATAGTTAGTATTGAGCAGTTTTGAAGTATCTTCATTAAGAGTGATTGTTTTAACTTGAAAATAATCATTACCTCCACGGTCAGCTATTTCCTCACCATAATACTTCATGATAACATTTACCTTTTCTATATCAAGAACCCCTTTATCTATAAGAGACTTCATAACTTCATCAACATCAGTACCCATGTAACTTTTATTCTTACCTAGAAAACTAAGTAAAGACTTGAAATTAACATGGTTCTTAGTATGACATTGAGTCATTTTATAAGCATACTTCTCAAATAACATCTCAATATAGAGTAAACTATCTATATAATTACAATTAGCCATAATTTCCATTGCAAGAATATGATTATCTGAATCTGAGCTATTGAACATGTCAGAAATTTGCAGGAACATAGTTTCATCTATAGTAGCAGCATCATCACCATTAATATGCTTTAGCAATTTACTTTCATGAAATATATCTAAATTACATATTGTAGGAAATAAGTCTACGTGCTCATCATCTACAGAATAAAATATATTAGAAGATCTTGAAATAGTAGAACTAATATATTTTTTTACAGATGGTAATTCAGAATTTCTTAGTTGATTTGCTGTATGGTAATGTAAAATTACTATATCTTCAGTATAAAACTCTAGAGCTTGATTAAGATTATCTTTATAATAATCATCCATTACAAGCTCGGGATCTGCAAGAATATCTCTAAGACCTTTAGTTTCCATTGTATAGTACCATTTACTAGATGTAATCTTGTCTCTAGTATTCTTACCAGCAAAGACATGTGTTGCTTGATTAATATCTCTTACAGTTTTAATACCGTGTTGCAAAGACAAGTCTTTTAGTTTTACCCGGGGAATATTTACACCAGGCAGAAAATAAAGTAGATCTCCTTTTGTAGGAGTATAATCTTTATCATTTACAGTTAAAACATTACCATTTCTATCAGTACAATATAAAGGTTCTACCTTTAATATTAACTCTTTATCATCTGCTTCTGCTTCATGAATAAACAAATATGTTTTCATAGATTTTATTTAATATAAAGGGGAGTTTACACTCCCCTTAAAAATTATTACTTTACAGCCATCTTCACCACTTCCTGATTCATCATCAATTGGCTAAACTTAACTTTATTACCATTGACAATCTCTTTAACCATATAATATCTAAGATCATTAGTAAATGCATCACAGTCTGTAGTAAGTTTAGCTATCCTATCAATAATTGGTTTACCTACTGTTCCTTTGTCAGCCAAAGTAAGAGAATAGTTAATTACTCTGGTTGCAATAACACTAGAAATATCAGCACGGAAGTCATCATCTTTACCTACTGCATTAGTAAGAGAGTTCATAACATACTGCTCATCTTTGGTTAGGATATCTTCAGGACTAATTATTCTATCTAGTTTATTATTAATAAACATAGTAAACATTGAACTAAAGTCTACACCCACAGAACCTTCACCAATCATTTGAATTAAAGGCAAGTCTGCTTCAAACTTATCAATAGAACTAATAGCATTAAAGAAAGTAGTAATTGCTCTTGGATTAACTCTTTGAGTTACTAATTCTGGGTGCATCAACATAAAGTTAATACATCTACCATCTATGTTTGCTTTCTCTGCCCACTTAGCCCATACATCAGAATCATACTTTAACTCTACAGAAATAAATCTAGTCTTCTGAGCAACATCAAGAGAGGTAACATTATAGTCACCATTATCTGGGTTAGTAGTCAAAATAACATGCCAGTTCTTAGGTAACTTCCAAGAAACATATTCTTGTCTATCTAAGATCTCCATAGTTGCTTGCATAAATCTTGCATCAGCACGAGTATAGTCATCAAGAATTAAGAAACCACCCTCACCTTTACCCTGAATCCATTCAGGAGCAGCATGTGACATTCTCTTACCAACAACTTTATAACCTTTAGCACTAGCTGCAGATATCTGAGATTCATTAATCCAGGTAGTTTTACCTTCAGCATTTTGTATTTGAAATTCTTTTACAGGAAAACCAACTAAGTCACCTAATTCTTCCAGCTGAGATAAATTCAGCTTTACAACTTCCATATTCAATTCTTTACCCAACTGCATGATTGCTGAAGTCTTACCAAGACCAGCATCACCCTCAATATTTATAGCCACAGGAACTTTACCTTCAGACTGAATATGTTGGTTATTCTTAACCATGTGTTTAATAAAACTCTTTAACTCATTAACATTTAATTGTACTTGACTCATAACTCTTTTTTTATAATTCTAATTTAATAACTTTACCTGGTAACTTTGGATTCATATAAGATCTTTCTGATAAAACCCATAGAGTATTAGCTTTAGGTCTTACAGAATAACTACATTCTCCGTCAGTAAAATATACCAGGCTTGTATATTTCTTTAGGTTGGCGTTAAAATATTCTAGGACAGGATCAAATTCAGTCCCACCTCTACCTTGTACAGCCATTTCAAACTTACCTTTATAAGGTTCAATAGATCTAATAGTTGTATCACATTGAATTACAGTAATATCTACACCACATTTGTAAATATGATATATCTCACTCATAAATTCTTGTAACTCAGCATCACTTACAGATCCTGAAGTATCAATAGCCAACAACATATGTTGTCTCATTTTTACTTTAAGACCTGGATTAGCTTCAAATCTACGGTTCTCTTTTCTTCTGATTTTCTTGGTAAATACTTTAGTACTAACACCAGTAAATCTTCTGATATAACCCCGCCAGTTAAATTTAGGTTTAACAACCTCTTCAATGATTATTACTCCTTCAATTTCTCCAGGAACAGTGCCTCTTTTCTTAATGGTTTGTTCTTTAGCATCACTAAGAACTTTTTGTAATTGTTTTTCAATTAACTTCTTTTCTGCCTCAGTCATGTCTTCAAACTCTTCCCATGTAGAATGATCATCTGTCTCACCATTTTCTATAGCATCCAATAAATTATCCATAGGTGCATTACCACAAGTACCATTTTGTTTCTTTTCATCTTGAAGTTGCTTAAGTTTGTCATAGTAATATCTACAACCAGCTTTTCTATCAAGATTAAGATCTTCATAGTTATCTATATCAATACCACCTTCAGGTAGATATTCTGTATTAATATACTGATTGATCTCCATATCCATTGCTACATTTGCAAGTCTTCTATCACTGAACTTAAAGAACATTGTAAGATGTCCAAATGCAATATGTAACAATTCATGTTTTAATAATCCAAGTCTGTGGTTATCACTTAAAGATTCCCAGAACTCAGGATTAATAGCAAGCTGATAATTAATACCATTCTTGCTAACTCCGGCAGTAGGAACTTTTTGACCCCAGACTTTATTTAGAGCAATAAGAAAGAACCCATAATAGGGCTCTTTCAACATTAACTCTTTACCAATTTTACTAAGACTTTGTTGTTTGTCCATCATCTTTAAATTTAATGTTTATCTCAAATTTATCTGTAGGATAGCCAATAGATTCTAACATCCTTGTCATATCCCTAATAAAGAATTCCATAAATAGCTCAACCGAAGCTGTAGAACCTTTGTGTTTTGTAATCAGACTTAATATCTTAGGACTACTAAGTGGAAATTGGTTAGATATAAGTTTCTCTAACTTACTTGTTATCTTTTTACAACCAACATTCCAGTCCGCTATAGCATGCCCACCAAACTTAAGAAGAACAAACAGTTCTCCAATATACTTATCAAAATCAACATTCTTTAAAGACTCATAAGCTATAGTATGATTATCTGCATCATCAGATTGCAACATCATAATTAAGTTTCTTGTCTCATCTTTATCAAAAATCATCTTCTTCATCAGTCTTCAATTTTTAATGTTTTAATGGCCCACTCATGTGGTTTACCACTTGTAATCATATCTACCCATTCTTTTGCAGTAGGAATGTAATTGTTACAATCCTCCTTAACATGCTGTTCCCCAATATACCGGACATATACATCTTTACCATCAGAGTTGGTAATTACCATACCAAATCTTTTTTCACATTCAAATATACCTTCACTATGATGTCTAAACATTCTGTGCATACTATGACCTACCCAGGCCTTAGTTTCATCAAACCAGTTATGTATTGCTAGATAATCCACAGGAGACCCACCAAACTTCTTAGCTGATGATTTTGCATGTTGCCAAGGATGAGCCATTATTTATCTACTTTTTCTAACAAACTACCATCATGAAAATAATTTTCACTGTCAGTAATTCTTATGTTATTATTAATAATATATTTTCCTGAAGGAACACATATACATAAATCTCCCCAACCACCTTCATTATTCCACCAATCTTCTATATCATTAAGAATATCATATGCAAAAGATTCAATTGCAGTATATGCATCTGGAGAAATTTTTGCTAATGCTGAATCACTACCCCAATCTTCCGTGTTATCATCTACATCTTCTGGAGTTTCACAAGGTTTAGTTGTATAACCTATCCATTCTATGGCACCGGAGTCTCCTGCACCATCATATTTTACTTTAACACCAGTAACACCTAAATCAGCCAACTGAAATAGGAGGCTTGTTAATTCTAATTCTGTCATAATCCTGCTTTTTGTATAAAATGTTTTGCTACTTCAGGAATGTGTTTCTTGTAATAAGGCTGTTCAGACTTACACCAATTTTTTACTTCTTCCTTTGTTTTAAACTTTTGGTACGGAAATGTTATTTCCAACTCTTTGATAAAATCATTTACAGTCCAACCTTCCCAGATATGTCTGTCATTACTCATAATTATTTGATTTTGTAAAACCTACCTAAAATGTTTCCATTTAGGTATTCATCTTTTTCAAGAACCTCTCTTAAAAACTGATACTTAGTTTCAAAATATGTAAGTTCCATCTTGGAAAAACATATTTTGACCATATACCTTTTGATTGGTATACCAGCTTTGTGAGCTTCTTTAAGAACTGTATTACTACTATAGTAGTTCTGGTAACTAGCTTTAGAAACAGTTTCATATTTTTTGTTTCTTTTATCTGTCATCTGAGCAACAGCTTTTTTACCAAATTTTTTCTTTGTAGTAGAGTAAAAGTTCTTCTTACCCACATACCTTACAGATTTACCATCAATAATAGCTTCCATCTCATACACAAATCCCACGGCTCCTTCAGGAATCATACTACTATTAAACTCTCTACCTTGATATAACCAACTCATTTGTGTTTGTATCTTTTCATGTCCCAATCTGCTACAGTACTTACCATAGTAGCTAATATACTTATTGCTTCTTCTATGGATCTTGCTTCAAAACTTAATCTAGCTTTTGTTATTTTATGTCTAAAAACATAATCATACATTGGATTTTTCATAATGCTTGTTTTAATAGTGGAAATAATTTATTTCTGACAGCTTCAATACCATAATCTTTAACTGAATCAGAAAGATCTTTAGACATATCTAAATTTATGTAATTAAAACCATATTTTTTATTATACTTCTCAGCAGATCTTAGTCCTGGTTCATCATTATCAAATAATACAATTATCTTTTGATACTTATCTAGGAGTGGTCTCATAAAATTTTCTGGTATAACACTATTCTCACTGTCTGGTGCAATAGTTTCTATACCGGATATACCTAATCTTTTAAAACACATTAAGTCTTTTAGAGAAGAAGTAATAATCAGATACTTAGATTTAAATTCAAGTTGATCAGAACCCTGTATATAATCTCTTACTTTAATGAACTTATTATCTTTGTTTTTTGGAGTATAGATTTTATATAGTGTACCATCTTCCCGGAAATAACCATAAATAAAATTACCTTTAATATTTATAAGATCTAATAAATTACCTTCATCATCTTCTTTAATCATAGTATAAAATGATAAAGGATAAACATTATGTTTCTCTAATATAGAAGAAGATAATTTAAAAGTCTTCCAATATGTTTGATCTAAAGTATTCCAGTGCCGCATCTCATAATCAGAAACTACATATTTACTATGAGGTTTATATTCTATAGAAACATATGTATTATTACTAATGTAAACATTATAGTCATCCAGTATTTTTTTAGAAGCTTCTCCTCTTGAATTAAGATTGTATAGGTACATTACAAGATTTAGTCTATCTCCACCATATCCTGAAGAAAAATCTTTAAACTTATAATTACCTTTACTATCTATATAAATACACATAGAAGGAACTTTATCTTTTACATTAAATACAGATTTGATTTTAAGACTTTGACCTGATAATCTTTCAGTAAGTTTTAAATAATACTCAAAGACCCATTCTCTAGGTATATCTGCTAAATCAGAAGTTAAACCTTTTGTAGAAATCATACTCTAAAATTTAAAAATTAGGGGGAAACTACAAAATTTCCCCCATAACTTATTAGTCTAGAGAGAAATCTGAAGAAGTTGTTTTTCCTGGCACAATATCATCTTCACCAAAACTTTGTACATTATTTACTTCAAGTTTCTTAAGATGTTTATCAGCATTATAAATTAATACTTTGCCAGCTTCTACTTCAGCAATTGCATATTTATTATTTTCTGCTTTTGGTAACCATAGATCATAATTAGTATAACCTGTTTTGCCAACATATTCTTTACCAGCAACACAGAATTCTAAATATTTATCTTTAATAGGTGCAGTTTTATTAAAGGCTTCTACAAAGTCTTCAATAGTTTCATGCTTATTATGTTGAGCTTGCATCCATTCATTAATTCCTGCAGTCTTGCAGAGATTTTGTAAAAAGATTAGAATGGATCTATCTCTTTGTATTTTTTGACCAGATTTAGTTTCTCCATCTGCATATGCATACTGAGAAGCTTTAACTTTACCTATCTGACCTGCAAAGTGTCCTTTATCAGGATTGTCTTTATCAAAAGCAAAACCTTCAAAACCTTCTATAGGTTCAGTTTCTACATGCAATATCAAATGATATGCATTGTCAATAAATTTAAATTCTTCTAGTTCAACACCATTAATTTTTAATACATGGTTACCTGGACTAATTGTTTTTGGTAGACCGGATCCACCGGTACCAAGATCTTCTGTACTTAACGCCATTTTATTTTACTTTTTAATTATTAAACAAATACTTTATCCCATGATGTCTTTAGAACACCATCAATCATCTCTGTAATTACTACTTCTTCATTACGTAAGTGCTCAGGTCTTGCACCACAAGTAACTTCTTCATTTGTCTTAAAGGACAAAATAGTCTTGTTACCTTTTCGGTACATATACCCAATTGCATCAGCATTAGCACAAATTAAAGATTTAATTTTACCAGTTAAGTCTATGTTAGCAGACATAACCATTTCACCTTTATCATCAACTACCTTGTCTTTAATATGACCAGATAGGATGATTGTAGGTGCTAAGGTATCAATAAAATCTAAAACTTGAAAGAATGCTTGACGGATATATAAATATCCAGCACCATTTGGAAGAGTAACTACTGTA